TTTTCTCTGTCTTATTCCTTGATGATTGCTTGTTTAACGCAAATCGTGAAGCTGGTATCATTGCTGACACCCGTGAGAATGCAGAAGAAATATTCCGTACTAAGGTTAAGGATGTTTGGGATAATATAGCCCGTGATATACCAGCATTACGTAGTTTAATTAAGGATACAGTACGATTAGAGAGCGAACAGGGTAAGAGGCTGATCTTTAGTAATGGATCGGCCTTTCGTGTATCGACTTCTATGCGTTCTGGTACGTTAAGTCAGCTATTGATTACTGAGTACGGTAAGATTTGTGCCAAAGAGCCAGAGAAAGCAAGAGAAGTACGTACTGGTAGTATTGAAACCTTGCCTAGAGATGCTTTATTAGCAATGGAATCTACGGCTATGGGTAACGAGGGTGATTTCTTTACAAAGTGTAGGGATGCAGAGCTTGATAACCTTGCACACAAAGAACTTACTACAATGGACTACAGGTTTTTCTTTTTCCCTTGGTATAAAGAGAAAGCTTATAAACTAGAAACAACGACTCCTATACCACCGGACGTAGAAACGTATTTTGATAAACAAAGTCTCGACTTAGACCGTACTTTTACTAAAGCTCAAAAAGCATGGTACGCTAAAAAGCTGTCAGAGCTTGGAGATGATGTTAAACGGGAGTATCCTACTACTGCTAAAGAAGCTTTTGAACAAAGTATAGAAGGAGCATACTTATCTAGGCATATTCAGTCTGCTTATATAGACGGAAGGATTGATGATGTACCGTATATTCGTAGACTGCCAGTGCATACGGCATGGGATTTAGGAATTAACGACACAACCTGTATTTGGTTTTTCCAGATACACCAAGATTGTGTACGTTTTATTGATTACTATGAGAATGCAGACGAGGGTTTGACCCACTACATTAATCTACTCAAACAAAGAGATTATAGATACGGCAAGCACCTCGCTCCGCATGATATTGAGGTCAGAGATTTTACAATTGGTAAAACAAGAAAAGAATTTGCTAGAGAACAAGGCTTAATCTTTGAGACTGTACCACGTCCTAATGATGTCATGGATAAGATTGAAAGTGTCCGTACATTGTTTCCACAGTATTATTTTGATGAAACGAAATGCTCTAGGGGCTTGACTTGTTTAAAGAATTACCGTAAAGAATGGGATGATAAGAACGGTTGCTACAAGAATCGTCCACTTCATAACTGGGCATCACATGGTTTTGACGCATTATCTACTTGTGCTTTAGGCTTTGAAGCTGGATATTTAAATGTTACTGTAATGCAAGACAGTGCAGTATCAGACTATGACGTTTTCGAGTAAGGTAACTATGAAAGATTCTAGGTTGTCAAGAATTGGTGTATCAGGTTATAACAAACCAAAGCGTACTCCTAAACATTCAAAAAAATCTCATGTAGTTGTAGCCAAGCAGGGTAGTCAAATTAAAACGATTCGATTTGGACAGCAAGGGGTTACTGGTGATCGCACAAAAACAAAACGCTCAGACTCATTTAAAGCTAGACATGGTAAGAATATTGCTAAGGGTAAGATGTCGGCTGCATACTGGGCAAACAAAGTAAAATGGTAAGGAGATAGCGTATGGGTATGGGAAGTAAGGGTGCAATGCCAGCAATGCCAGCACCCGTTATACAGGAAGCCCCAAAACAAGCCGATTATTTACCTCCTAAGACACCTCTGCCTGAAATACCGGAAGTGTCTCAAGCTAAACTAGATGCAGACAAGCGAAGAAAAATGCAACGTCTAGCACAGACTGATACTAGAGAGTCTAATATAACAAATATTGGGGGTGCGTTAGGAGATGGGGCAGTAGACGAGGAAGAAATTGTAACTCCTAATTTATTTGTCACACCTAAAAAAATTGGAGCAAGCTCAACTAAAGGGCTACTCAGTTCATAAAGGAGCTAGGATGAGAATTGATAATTACGAGTTAGAGTATACGCTTGCAAAATATATGCGTTATGCAGATTGCAAGGGTGGTGGTGGGCCACAGATAGACTATGCTGCTATACAACGCCAACAGCAACAAGAGCAAGAGCGTAAACGTGCTATTGCACAAGCTGCTGCCGATGAAGAATATCGTGTTAAAGGTGTCAGTGACTACATAGATTATATGTATGACAACCCAGAACAAACGAGACATCAAGCCCCTACAGGTAGATACTTTACAGCAGTAAGCCCCGGTTCTGTACCAAATCAAGTCTTGTCAAACTACCAATCCGATAAATCTATTACACCAGAAACAGTCAAAGCGAACCCAGAGAAGTTTTTTAACAGGCGAACGAGCGAAGCTTCTATTAAGCCCGGTAGAATTAGGTTTGGTAGAATGGCAGATCAGTCCGCTACTGATGCTGGAGGTTTACTGGGTACAGGTGGACAAGAACAAAAAACTTTGTTAGGAGCTTAGTATGTCAGTATCGAATGATTTAATGAAGCGGTACGAAATACTAAAGAACGACAGGATTCTATGGGAACCGTTTTTTCGTGATGTAAGAGATTACATTCGTCCACGCAAACAACAAATTGACAGCACACATCATATAAGCGGTGAGAGACACACTAACAAAATGTTTGACTCGTCTGCACCGGAAGCTAGCCGTATTATGGCTATGTCTATGCAACAAGCGTTAGTGCCACAGTCTATTATGTGGTTTGGGTTATCTATTCCTTCTGGTCACGAACTTTATCCCTTAAATAATGAGCCTAGTGTAAAGCGTTGGTTCCATTCTGTAACGGAAAAAATGTTTTATACAATGCACGAAAGTAACTTCTATACAGCTATTGGTGAGGCGTTTCTAGACTTCACATCTTTTGGTACCATTAATTTACTACTGGAAGAAAACGATGCTCCAGAAAGAAATTTTGGTGGGCTAGCTTTTACTTCCATTCCTACTGGTCAGTTTGTATTTTCGGAGGACAAACGTGGCAAACCGGATACAGTATTTTGGGAGTATGTTTTTACTGCAAGGCAAGCAAAGCAAATGTTTGGTAGTAAAAAACTACCCGATTCAATTAAAAAAGCAATACGTGAAGCACCTGATACTAAGTTCACATTTGTCAGGGTTGTCTTGCCAAGTGAGGACTATAAGGTAAACTCAGTAGATGCAAATAATAAGAAATATGCAGCATTAGACATCCACTATGATTCTAAGACTGTAGTAAGGAAAAGTGGATTTGACGAGCTACCGTATGTGATTGGCAGATTTGAAAAGGCATCAGGAGAACTATGGGGCAGAAGTCCTGCTGACATAGCTATGCCAGATATAAAGACGCTCAATAAGATTCGGGAACTGGAACTTAAAGGGCTTGCTACTGCCGTTCACCCACCGTTGATTGCACCAGACCAAGGTATCATTGGCACGTTCCGCATGACACCTTCTGCAATTAACTACTCTAGAGAACCAGAGCGTTTTAAGTTCTTACGATTTGAAGGACGCATTGATTTGTCGTCTTTGAAAGCGAATGAACTAAAGAAGTCGATACGAGGCATCTTCTTAGCTGATCAATTGGTGTTACCTGAAAAGCTCAATATGACAGCCGAAGAAGTTGCTACAGTAAGGGAACAGATACAAAACTTACTCGGCCCTACGGTAGCTAGATTTGAAAGCGAAGTCCTTACTCCATTAATCCTCCGTAGCTTTGGTTTGCTCAATAGGTCAGGAGCGTTGCCACCGGCTCCACCAGAGCTAGCAGAGCTAGATGAAATTGAGGTGTCTTACATTGGACAAATGGCAAAGAATCAAAAAATACAAGACGTTACCGCAATACAAAGATGGCTCGGTGTGGCTGCAAATATGGCTGGTTTTGCACCTGAAGTACTTGATAATATCAATGTCGATGAGGCTTTACAGATTATTGGTGACAGAATGGCTGTCCCGGCATCTGTTATGCGTTCTGAGGAAGAGGTAGGTCAATTACGTGCCCAACGACAGGAGCAAATGGCAATGCAAGAGCAATTAGCTCAAGCATCACAGGTTGCGGAAGGTGCAGGACGAGCAGCCCCAATGGTTAAAGCACTAGGAGGTGCCGATGCGTTCCCAGTCCAATAACGAACTGGATGAGATTAGAGAAGCAATAGCTAAAACATTCACTGGTACATATGGTGAAAAAGTACTACAATTTTTGGAGGATATGTATTTAAACCAGTTATCAGCAGAACCGAATGATCCATACACTACTTACTTTAACGAAGGGGGTAGGGGATTAGTGTTAGGCTTGAAAGCTCAAATTTACGCTTACAAAAATAGTAGTGATACTAACGTGAAACAAGAATACTAAAAGGAGTGGTAATGTCAGAACAAATAGAGGCCGTTACAAGCGATAACCTCATTGATACGACACCGGAGGTTACGGAGGAAACATGGCAAACTCAACATTTGTCAGAAGATTTACAGGGGAATGAAACGTTATCCAAGTTTAAAGATGTAGGGTCACTGGGTAGTTCTTATTTAGAGCTACAAAAAATGGTTGGTTCAAGAGTAAAAGTACCAGCCGAAGATGCCAGTGAGGAAGATGTTAATTCTTTTTACAATCAAATTGGTAGGCCAGAGTCACCTGATAAGTATACGATTGATATGCCAAGTGATGCCTACCCACAAGATACTGTACAAGCATTTTTACAAGAAGCACACTCGGCTGGTTTAACTAACAAACAGGCTCAAGCTGCAATTAACTTCTATAATTCTATAGAAAGCAACGGTCAGATTGACAGTGCAGCAGCTATGCAGCAAGCTAAAGTAGATGCAGAATCTACACTCAAGAAAGAGTGGGGTCAAGCAGACTACGCTAAAGAATTAGCTATTTCTAGACGAGCGTTTAATCGTTTTGCAGATGATGATTTAAAACAGTTCGTAAATGATACGGGTGTTACAAATAATGTAGCTATGATTAAGTTCCTCAATCGTATTGGCAAGGCATTTAGTGAGCCTGATATGGGTGGTGCTGGTAAAGATTCGGGTTCGATTGATGGTGATTCTGCTAAGATTGAAATTGGTGCTATGTTAAAAGATAAAACGCATAAGTTTCATGAAGCGTTATTTGATAATGCTCATCCGAAACATTTAGAGGCTTTATCCTATAGAGATCATCTATATGATATAGTCTATGCGGAGGATGAATGACTGATAAAGAAAACATTAAATGTTCTAGTTGTGGGCAATTTGAACTTAGGGAGCGCACTCTAAAAGGCAAATCCACACCTGAGCAATATGGGTACTGTACATACTATGACCGGCAAACTGCTGCTGAGACATTTTATAGCTGGTGCCCCGGTGGTTC